AGCAGTAAGACCATCTTCAAAACCATCTTCGTAGTCTGTGTTGGGATCAGGCACACTTATTGTCGGCACATAAGGAACATTCTTTTCATATAAGTACACAGAAAATGTCTTACCTTCAGACTGCAGCGCATAAGATTGAGCATTATATCGACCTCTGATAGATGCATCACGTGGTCCACGATAACGATACCGCATTTCATAAGCTTCTGCTCCTGGAGTCTTTTCCTTGAAACTCTGCCACATCTTACTTACAAGTTTACGATTAACTGGACTATTTACTATTCCTTTTAAAACAGCCTTTTTCCCTTCTGGGAGAACTGTAGCAAACGCGCTTGCTGCAACACCAAAATGATCTGCATAGAAAGCACCAAATTCTTCTTTTACATGTTCTATATACATTATTTCGAAACTCCATTCAATTCAGAATACGCATCATGGATAATCTCATCCATAACAGCTTCAACTTTCTCATAATACTCAGGTTTAAAACGATCACCGGTGCGATCATAGCTATAGTTCTTATAATCAGAAACTTTCATTCCAAAAACTTTAACAGCAAGCATGACGCGATTATAGAGGCCGTTATTATAAAGATCATAATAACAGATTGTAGCTTTACGAAAACGCTCAAGAGCAGATTTCTTAGGAAGAGGTTGATTATCAGGACCAACAGCATCTTGAAGTTCCTCAACAAGATCCTGGTAAGTGCCTTCATGATTCCAATAAGTTTTCATAGTGTCAATATCCTCTGTTTCCATTGTATAGTTAATTATACCATAGGATCCTTATATTGTCAATGGTTATTCTCTTTAAAAAAGCAATAGAATCAAGGCCTTAGAGATTAATTCAGATTAAATTTATGGTGTAGAATCAACGGCTTATCTCTAACCACCTGAAATTATTGTATTCTTTAGGACCAAAACGGTCTTTAAGGACAATATCTCTACAGTCATTTTCAACTGTTACTGTTACAAAATCTGCGTTGATAATGACATAATATGGACATCTAAAACTATTCAAGTCTGGGTCGTTAATTGATTTACCCGATCTTAAATCATCCTTCGAAAAGACAAGGTGTACCTTTAATGACCTTCTCCTCAAAAATCGGAATATCTCATCAACTACTTCGTCGGATAATTTCTCAAAATCATCTGTTGTGACTTTGATTAAATTTATCGTATCCACTTTAGGAGCTTCTATACAGAGTTTTCTATTCATCTTCTTTTAGCGATCTAATTAGAGCATCAATTTGATCAAGAGCTCGTTTTTTTGATATTGTCCATCCATTACCATAAGCAGCTAGCATAAACAAAAAAGATGCTTGGTTGGAAGTGATCTCAAATTCTGCTTGAGCTGCGTTTAAGAAATAAGTATTAGAAGGCTCATGATAAATTTCAACACTGTTATCTTCTTCGGAAAAAATTGATTTAAGATCTGGAAATTTGTCTGATAAAGCAGCATGCCCAAGCATGCATGCAATAGTTCCGCATTCTTGTTTCTCACCAAATGTGCTCATGTCAAAGAGATTTTCTTGCAAATCACTGATAACTTCTTTAAGTGTTTCAAGTTTCTCAATATTCATCGTGGTTCTCCTTTGGCCTTGAGTGCCACTATGGTTAGAGCAAGGGCTGACGTAGATGCCTTTGTAATTAAGTCACTCATAACAGATTCCTTGTGTCTGTTTCCATTGTATAACTTATTCTACCATACTTTCTTTAATCTGTCAATAGTCTTCTCACAAAAAATAGTCAATGGAATCAAAGGCTTAAAGCTAAGCTATTGAAATCATTGACTATTTAATTTGGATTTTTTATTACAGTGCAGAATCAATGACTTATTGATAAGTGCCTGATATTACACTGTTTTTAATTAGGCTGCTCGTAGAGCCTGTACCCCGGCGGCAATCACAGACCGTGGAGGAGTGCCGAGACGGTATTTTGTTGTCTCAACGCCATATGCGGTTCTACGACGGTTAGCGTAAACATAATATCCGTCCGTCCGTAGTTGCGATACGGTAGCTGTTGGATTTTGTAGATTGTACCGTGAACGGATTTGATCAACGGTTAGTTCATCGCCACGCTCAAGTGCAGCAATAAGTTTCTCAGTGCGGGTCATATAGGTTTCCTTTTCATGCTATTAAACCACAATTATGGATATCAATCCATAATCTTATACTATACCAATATAGTAATTAAATCAATGGATTTTTAGATATTTTTCCATTAATGTTTTCTCTACAGAAGACCAATATTCAAAGGCCCATTCAGACAATTCTTCTCTTAATAAGACCTTTTGAACATTCTCTAGAAGTTCATCGACTGTATTTGACTGCAGCTGGTAGTTTAATTCTAGATCTTCTGCAGGTAGTTCTACTTCCCATAATTCATTAGACATTCTCGTTCCTTTCTTTTAGATAGAGATCTCTAGTTTCGACTAGCTCAGGCAACCACTTGCTAGTCTTCTCAACAAAGATTTGTGGATCATTATCCACGGTTGCTATTATGATTACGACAAGAGGAATTTCTACGCCGTAACGTTCTTTAAACATTTCTGCATATCCAGCGCCCTGCATGAAATGTCCACTAATCCATTCGCGTTTTTTAACTTTATCAGAACCTTTATAATCAACGACCGCTGGCACGTTCATATATTTACATATGAGATCGGAAGTACCAGCTAACCGTAGTTTATCGCTATATAAAGGTAGTTCTAATCCATAAACATCTGACACTCTAGCGTTTATAATTCTTTTCATTTTATTAAAGACACTGTAGTGGATCGGCATCATATCTCTTTTATAATCAGGAATTTCTTCTCCTGACAGAGATTTTAATATATGCTGCTCACAAGTATCATGAACTATATTACCACGATTAGCTGCCATCCGTCCAATCTTTTGGGCTTGCTTCTCACCAACCCGAGCTTTCCATTCGTTAATAGCACCTTTTGAACGAACACCAAGAACAGTTGTCAGAGACGGATAAGAATTTCCATCAGGTGTAGTATACCGTCTCTGACCATCTATAGATTGCTTGACTAAATCAAGCTTCTTTATACGCTTATCAATAAACAAATTAGTACCAGTTATTGTGACCCATTTCTTCTCTGAGTATGATAAATTCTTTAACCATATCAGATCTAACTATATCATCTTTTTGATATTCAATGCAATCGAAATATGACATCTTTTTGAGAATTTTCATAAAATTAGCTAGATGCGATCTTTCTCTCTCTTTAGTCAAATCTGATTGTCGATAGTCTCCACAGAAGATAATACGCGAGGACTCTTTAAGTCTTGTGATAATAGTATTCAGTTCATTACCATTTAAGTTCTGACATTCATCTACAATAACAATAGTATCTTCTAGATTTATTCCTCTGAGATAAGAAGTTGTATTAAATTCAATGAGATCTTTTGATTTGAGGTATCCATAAGCATCACCTCGATTAAATATCTCGCTGCAAATATCCGCATAAGGAGTTTCGTATAGGGATGATTTTTCTTTGAGGTTGCCCGGCATGAAACCAATGTCTCGAGAAGGAACGGCAGATCGGACGATTGAAACCTTGGAGCACCCGTCTCCGTTGTTTTCCAGTACATCTTGAATGGCGAGATAGACTGCAAGAAATGTTTTACCTGTACCTGGATATCCATGCATGAGGATATTCTTGTCATTATAGAAAGAATCGATTGCTTTGGCTTGTCTTGGATTTTGTGGACTGATTGGGAGAAGTTTAAATTCATTTTTGGTGCTATTTTTAAGTCGCCTCTGTTGTCTTTTAGAAAGCTTTGTAGAACTGTTTGTATTTGAAACGACAGATAAATGGTTCATGTAGATGTCCTTGGGTTAAGGTGAAAGAACCATAATTTAAATCAATCAAATTTTACATCCTTTTATCTCGAGCTTTCCTCCATTTATTGACCGCATTTCTTTTCTTACTTGCAGCTACACCTTTATCACCGTACGTCTGTGCGAGCGCTGAATACGGATTTGCTTCTGCTATTTTAGACATCATTTCACCAAACCCAGCATCGTTTTTCTTATTATAGTTCACACCTGACACCAGTCCGGGTGCTTTTGTGAACGCTGCTACAATGTGTGGATTGGCTTCTAAAAATTTAACTTTATCGTTGTAAGACATAAAGTCATCAAATTCTTCGCCGGTTTTTGTATTCTCAAAAGAATATATTGGCATCATTTCTCCAATTCACTGTGTATATGCTTGATCAAACCCGAGGCTCTTTTCTTAAAGATATTCGGAAAGAATGCATGTACAGTTAGATATAAAATTGTTTTACTGAGAATAAAAATAATAGAAAAGGCAAAGACAAAATGTTTTCGCCATGTTGTATTAATTTCTTGTAGGTGTGTTAACTTATCTTCCATAATCTATTTATAACGCAGCATATGTTTTAAAGTTTACGTTTGGAAGATCTATTTGAATATAGGGAACATTTTCTGGTAAGTAAAACGTGAAGCTTACATCACTATTTTCACGAATAACCCATGCAATATATTGAACACGACCAATACCTTCTTCAAATTTTGCTCGCGTCTCTGGACCATAATTATCAGTCCCATCATACATGTTACTTTCAGCAATATCTTTACTATAGACAAAGGAATCAAAACCAACAAGACGTATATCCGTGAACCCTAGTTTAATTGCTTCACGTATAGCATTTGTTCCTGCGTTTGATCTAGGAGTTGAGGAGAATGCTGTCGCCTCTCCCCATATCCCTTTAGGTTCCCATCGTTCTTCTTGTGGAGGAATCAATACACGAGATGCTGGAAAAGAACTACATTCAATTTCAGTAATAATACCATCGTCTATAGCAACAAGATAATCCGGCACTTCATATTTTGGTGCATAGTCTCGATAAATAGCATTGCATCCAAAAATTGTCATGTTGTCATTAACACGAGCAACTTCTCTGAGATCAATGTCCTTACGAGATAAACCGTTCCCTACTATAAGGGCTTTATTGACTTGCTGCATTAGCAGATAAAACCTCCAGTTCATCCTTACGAAGATCAACCAATTTCTTGATATGTTTCTTTTTCTCGTCAGACAAAGCCTTTTTCTTTCGGCCGCCTACTTCTTTGTAAGAATAGTTATCATCGTCGAAATATCTTTTTCGATTACGGAATGTCTTGCCCATTTTACCAACCCTTAGAGATTCCTGGAAACGCATCAGCAACAAGTGCTTTTGTGACTCGAGCATACTTCTTTGGAAGCTTTTTATCTTTAATTGAGATAATAAGTTCCGCGTCATCTGGGTCAATGCCTTCAAGTAATTGAATGAAGATTCGCTCACGTTCTGCTTGTTTTATTTTATTAGTAGGAGTCTTAAGAACACTGTCAAGCATTCGTGATCGATTGTATAGTGCTCCTTGGAGGTCTTCTCTTTTAGATGCAAACTTAACTGCATCTTCTGGTAGGTCACCTTCAGGCAGATCAAATTCTACACGTGGATCAAAACAATATCCAAGAATTTTCTTAAGTGTTGGATTGGAATGATGCTGCAAATAAGCAATGCGCTCTTCTCTAGATGGCTTCTTATGTGTTCTAAGCAGAACATCTGAAACGGATAATGTAGTCATAGTTTTGTAAACTCCTGAGCTCTTTCTGTTAATTGTTTAAGAGACTTACTCATTAAGTATTTCATAATGTCTCTGTTGCGGTTGTTCTGAGCCAAATCAAAGGCTTTCAGAATAGAGGTTTTATATGCTTCTGGGATATAATTGAAATCAATAAGAGACTGATTCCTTTTATACTTAGCTAGCATATCATCATCACAAAAATCTTCTGGTTTTTGTTCGCGCCAAACATTTAGTTTCTTAGTACGAATTGGTTTTTGTCTCTTGTCCGTAACAAACACATCGTCGTCAGACAAGAAATTGGGTATACCGTCTCCGCTATCACCTTTCATAATGTGAGTATGGAGAAACTGTGCTGGGTTTGATTCACGCAGCATCTTCTTAGCAATAGGTGAATACTGTTCAACGTTTCCATATCTCTGCAGCTGTGGAAAATCTTTATCCCCACTAATGATTATGATTTTTTCTGTGTCTTTTGTTTGAAACCAATCTCCACCATTTTCAATAGTGAGAATACCGATAATATCGTCTGCTTCACAACGTGAAACTTTGACAACAGTTAAGCCCAAACTCTGGGACAATTCTTCTTGAATAGTATGGAGGATGTTAAATAGGAGTTTCCAATCAATTGCAGACTTTTCTCTACCTGCTTTACGAGATGCTTTATAATATGGAAAGATTTCCTTGCGCCAATAGTCTTGATCATCACAACAGATAATCATCTCACCATAGTCAGGAAATTTCTTTCGGTATAGAAGCAAACTTGATAAGACCATATGGCGGATGAGATCTTCATTCATCTCATTACCATTGCTGGTCTGCTGTAGAATGTTTGAAATACAAACTTGGTTATAGTCAATCAGTAACATAATATTTTAGAGCTATTCACTCTCTCCTAATCCATCTTTTAATGATTCATTAATAGTTTTAAGGAAGAGAAGATAGGGGTGTTCTTGTCCAATTTGACCATAAATCGCGGCGGTAAGAAGATCAATAATGATTCCATGATACTGTAAGAACTTTTCATTTTCCCAATCTATTTCGTTCGTTTCCATGTCAACTAAAATTTTACGGGCAACACTTTCCGCAATTAAATGTGTAACAACAACACCTCGATGAACTTCTTCTATCTCATCCATTGCCTTTTCTGTTTCTTGGTCTGGTTCTTTCAAAACTATATTAGGATTGCTCATAGCAGGAAAGGCGATAACATTATTACTCATGTGCGTTCCATTCAATAACCTATAATAATCTATATATAAGCTACAGTCAATGGAAATTGGGATTATTTTATACTCCTTAGAAGAATAATGTTAGCATTGAGGCGCCCATTCAGTTTGCCTTCTTTTGCTTTGATTGTTCCAAGGAGCTTCCTGAGGTCAGTTTTCTTCCCAGTCAGAACAGCCTGAGTCTTTTCCTCGATAACATTTACTCTGAGTTTCTTTTTAACTGAGAGATCTTTATCAAAACCCTTGATAGTACTGCCTTTGACTTCAAGACCGACAGGTCGACCAGCAACGTACTTGCCAAGAGTCTTATATTTTGTATTATAGATCCAGACTTCTTTGGCTCCAATAATTGTCATTGGGTCAACTGAAACGAGCTTCAGATCAGCAGCATCTTTTTGATAGTTCACCTTTGCGATCTGTTTTTCTTTGGATTTTGTTCTCTTCCGCCGTACGACTCGACGTTGTTTTTTGTTCTTCATCCAGATTTCACAGTCTGCTATAAGACTATTAATAAAGTCTGTAGCACGTTGAATGGTTGCTTTATCATAGCAACTATACGCTTCTTGTAGATCAGGCTCAGAAGCAATAGAATTGACCTCAGCTTGTAGCGGAAGGTAGTACTCAAGGATGATTTTAACTTGAGGACGTCCAACAATGTTTAGATTGAAGTAGTCGTAGAAACTGAACTCAACCTCTTCATCCCATATTTGATCAACCAAACCTTCGAACTTCTGAATGTGCTGATTAGCAGCTTCAAGTGTCCGCTGGTATGGAGAGCGTTTATCAAGCTTCTCACCAATCTGCAACTTTTTGGATTTATTTGTTCTGCCAATATGCTTCCATTTGGATTCAGTTGGTGCACCTTCTTCATCAAAAATATCTTTAAAGACCTTAGGATCTTCTCCAGCTTTACGTTTAAGAAACGCTGGAATTTCAAGTCCTGTTTTACTCATCTGTTGTCTTCTCCAATTTTGATTGCAAGAACTCAATTAACTGCGGCAGGTCTTCTTGTGAGAAAGTGAATACAGTGCTTTCCGTATCCAGCTCGACCCAAAAATCGACATCAGAGCTATTTTCGCTGGAGCCAATATCAAGAGTTTCATCGGTTGTAACTTTCCTGATAAACAACCCTCTGTTTTTGCCGGTGCCCAAGCATTTAATGCTATCAGCCATTATCCAAATACTCCAAAATAAATAAATACAACTGTAAAGAAAAACGTAAGTCCAACGACATCTGAAATTTTAATCATTTGCGAACTCCAACAATTTTTCAGCTAACTTCTTTGAATCTTCTTTTGACAAAGAAAACCAAAATAAATTTTCAAGAGTATCTACTGAAATATCAATTCCAGCAACATCATTTTCAAATGATACTGAAACATGATGTGCGCCATCCGCAAAAATATCTAACGAATCTTTATATAAGGTCAGTTTAGCCATTGATCAATTATCCTCTGTTTCCATTGTATAATATATTATACCACAGGATCCTTAATACGTCAACCATTATTCTTATAAAAAGAGTAATGGAATCAATAGGTTAGAGATTAATTGAAATTAAATTTATAGTGTAGAATCAATGACTTATTGATAAGTACCTGATTTATAAGGAAAAAACGTCGCCGTTTTCCTCAACCTTTTTGTCCTCATAAGGACCAGCAACGCGTCGATAGATTTCCATTTTTGCACAATCTAGGGCACCGATCATTTCCTGGACATTGGCATAACTCAATCCATGCTTTTTAATGTAGTTATCAACAAAGGTACAAACGATAAAATTTAGTTCGGCGCCATTTTGTGGTGCGAAATCTATTCCTAATGTTTCAATGTCAACATCTATAGAATTTCTATCTGTCTTTTTAAGATAGGGCATTAATAATACTCCTTAGCAGTTTCATGGGCATTAACATAAAGCAGACCTTCTTCAAGAATATGTGTTGGACAGGTATGAAACAATGGATAATGAGTAAAAGCAACATCTGATATTTTGTCAGGGAGAGTGCTCTTACAATCTCCTATTGCATAAACTGGAATGTTACAAGCAAACGCTGTTCCCAATTCCACAAGAGCTCCACGGTGCTCGTCTCCAGGTTCTGAATAAAGAACAAAAAGATCAGCATCCATTACATCATCATGGCAGATCTTCCAGAGCTCTGGTTTATCATTTAAGACAATTGGGTTATCTTTACCCATATCAATCCACCGCGAAGTTATTTGGAGGTTGTTTGTTGGATCCTTTTTAATAGAATCACGAACTGCTCTAATCTTTGGACTATGCCATGTCTTAGATGCTACATAAACTTTCTTATAGTTTTTCATATTCCCTCTCAATTACATTATGAAAATTATCAAGACCATCTTTCTTGTTGATAATCTGTGTAAAATCATCTACTCCATTTTTCGCCCATTCCCATTCAGACGGATGAACATCTTTTGGTATAAAATGTGATTGGATTAATTCATTGAGCCAGCTTGGAATAGTTTCTTCTCGGACCCACCACAGTTTACCGCCGTTTGCTAAGATAGCACAAATTTCATTCTCAAAACGAACATCTGTGATTACTGTATTCTCACCGGGTTCAATCTTTGCTAATAGAGACGAAACCCAAATATCAATACCAAATATATCACGAAAACATTCCGTTCCAATTTTCTGTAGTGCAAGCCGTGGTGTTAGCTTACCTTCGTTTAGATCTGGAAAGGTTCCATCAAATTGTGGATCTGGCAATTCTCGCCATTCACGGCTTTCTTTAGTATTACCTTCAAGCATTTCACGGTCCCAACCAAAGACAGTAGATGCTACATCTTTAACAGGACCAGCAAAAGCGCGCTGTTTAAATCCGTGAGTGTCACGAAGATAATCTCCAACGGTTCCTTTGCCGCTTCCAATAAGACCAATAACTCCAATAATCATAAAATAAATCCAAACGTAAGTAGAGAAATTACAGCACAAAAAATAATTGTGAAGATAAATGTTTTTAGAAAGATTTTTAAATAGTACATATCATCTAGTATCAAAATGATTATAAACATAACGATCAAACATTTGTTCGTATTTTGGAACTTTTTGATCTGCGGTTTTCCATTTTCCTCTAATGCTGTCATAGTTTGGCTCAACCGTCACAACAATATCAGAATAATCTGCTCGTCCAAAAATATAAACTGGCTTCTTATGGAGAATACCTTCCATGCCAGTTCCGCTATTGACTGTAAACAATGCTTCGCAATTTTTTAGTAACTTATGGATACTATGTTCTTCTAGAACCCATCGTGCATGAGGATATTCTTTTGTTAAAGCTTTTAGATTTACCATAGAACCAGAATTAATTGGGTGTCCTTTGACAATAAGATTTAATCCCCATTTCTTTGTAAACTCCAAAACAGATTTTAAACCATCAATAACTTCTACATTACTATGGAGTTTAATAGTTTGATCGTGTGGAATCTGACATGTAAACAGAACATAATTATCGAATGGTAAAAGATTATCGTTATTTGGCTGTGGAAACTTACTTTCGTTTCTATCAATTGCAGATCTATATTCTTCAAATGATTTATCTGGAACACAATAATTTCTAAAAGTTAATCCTTCATCAGCTGCGGCGTCACCCCCCCAACCACATCTATTAATAGAGAACAAATGTGGAAAGACGGTTTGCATATAGTAATACACATTACTGTGTTCGTTTCCATTAGCAAAAGAATTTGGATCACGATGTGGAACAAATGTAATATCAGCTGCTAGTTCTCTAACAAGATCAAAATTCATTGTCCACATAGGTCTTTCTACAACAACAACTTCATAGTCTGATTCGTATAACTTTTTTGTTAATTTGTGAACAAATCTTTCCCAATGTAAACGCACAGGATGATTAGGCGCCCCAACAACTTCAGGAACTGGAACTCCATTATTTTTAAACGGAATGTCCAGTCTTGGTTTTAAAATAACTGCAGTTTTATTATTCATCTAATTTCTCTTCATAATGTTTCTTTAATTTAAGGTAGCGGATGTCTTTATATTTCCGATCACCTTTTCCAGTCCAGATTTTTGAAGTATCAGTAAATTCCCAATCCATAAAATCTGGAGTCTCATTTAGATTGGTGATTTGAATATTATCAGCAAACTCTTTATAGACTTGATATAAAATCTTCTGGTCAACAAACCATCGGTACTGTTCTATTCCAAGATTATTAAAGAGTTCAGAAATTCTGTTTGTAAATATTTCACCGCCAGCTCCATCAAGATAAACAACACCTGCAGCAATAGTACTTTCTTCTTCAAGACCAGGAAATGGCTGGCGTAGAAACAATCCAATATCTCCACCAATCTTATTAAAGTCAATATGGTCTTTAACCATACAGTCGACATCAACCACAAGAATACTGTCAGTTCCTTCATTAAAGATCTCTTTAAGATAAGCAAATCGACTGCAAGCATAATATGATCTGACAGCATCTGTTGTTGGCAAAAAACTTAAGTTGATATTGTTATATGAGTAAGTAAATTTTACGTCTGGATTAATCCTGTTTGCTTTATCACTAATAAGTTCAGCTTCCGCTTCCCATGAATCATGCGGATTGATCACATGAACATGAACATTAAGTCCATTGTCAACAGAACTTGATATGAGTGCTGGTGCGTGAGCACTAAAGTATTTATTATCACATGACGCAAAGATTGTATTTTTATTTGGCCTGTCTTTAATGTGTATCAATCTTTGCGTGCTCCTTAAATTTAGTATAAAGCCCAGCTGGAATTCTTTTATGTGAGCTATTAATTTTCTTCTTAACGTATTTCTTAAGTTCGTGTTGGATTCCAGTAAACGATCTCCAAACTTTATAATCTCTCATAAACACATATGAATAGAGATATATATTAGCTAACTGTGCGTATTCCTCGACATCAATTGGAAGATCATACTTTAAAATCT